AAATTACGAGACTATCTTCAACCATTCTTAATTGGTTAAGTGCTTTGATTGCTTTGTGCAAGTATGATAATACTGTTTGCTTATTACGATCTACTAAGCCAGATGTAACATATGTGATTGCATCTTTTGCAATTTTCACCGAACCCCTCTGATCTCTGTTTGGTATTATACCACTACCTTTAGTTACAGTATTTGGATCAAAGATATAAAATTCATTTATTTTTGGTGATTCAAATTGCTTAAGTTCATTTGAATTTTTACTTACATCAAATGGTGATTGATTATTTGATCCAGTTTTTTCAACTTGACGAACAAGTCTTATCTTGAGTGGATCAATAAATCTAATTTCTTGAATACCATCTTCTGGTTTCTTTAAATCAATTACTTTATGATAATATACTCTTCCATCAATATACCAAGTACGAAAAATCTCATGAGACTTTTTATCA